AAACTGGCGACAGCAACATCCTTGCCAATCGTGACCGATCCCAGAAATTTGCGACCCCCGTGTGTTTTCATCTCGGCACCATCGTTCACAATGTGGAACTACAACATTGCAAAAATGACATTCCCCGTCCAGATCATCTCAATGGGTCCGGGCAACTCAGACGCATTGGGTAACATCTTGAACATGGCTGCAGCAGTAATGACCGCAAATGTCGGAGCAACATCAGGATCACCAACCAGCGTCGATGTCGGTGGCGTAGTCCTGCCAGCATATGAGATGATGATTGAAGTTCAGGCTCAAACCGCATGAGCTACCTAATCGCATCAGACAAGCTTGGCGAGATCGGTGATCTGTACGTGCCAAAGGCTGGGATCAATGTTGCAGCGCTTCTTGCTGGTGGCTTCATCACAGAGCTTGCTGAGGTATCAACCACAGAAGAAGAAAAACCTGCTAAAAATAAACCTAAGAAAGCACCCAAGGAGTAATCATGGCAACTAGCACTTATCTCTCATCCCCAGTAGTCACCGTCAACGCAGTAGATCTCAGCGATCAGTGCACCGGCGCAACTGTCAACATCAACTACGATCAACTTGAAGCAACCGCTTTCGGTGACAGTTCCCGCAAGTATGTTTCAGGTCTCGGATCACACTCAGTCACGCTCGACTTCTATGCCAGCTTTGCCGCCACGGAAACTTGGGCAACATTGAAATCACTAGTCGGCACATCAACGACCGTAGTCGTAAAACCAACCAGCGCTGCTGACTCTGCAACCAATCCGGGTCTGACCTTCACAGGAACCTTCTTAGCTGCGCTACCAATCGTGACCGCGCTGGGAGCTCTAGGAACAATAAGCATCACTTTCAATGGTGGTGTTTATACTTCTGACGAAAGCTAATAACTGACCGCACATCGGTCCGACACGAAAGCGAGAAGAAATGAAACTGCACCTAAAGGTGACAGAAGAAGGCAAAGACCCATACGAAGTGACAACCAACCTTGTCACATTGGTCGCATGGGAACGAAGGTTCAAGCGCAAAGCATCAGACATGGCGAATGGTGTCGGAGTCGAAGACTTGGCATTCTTAGCGTGGGAAGCATGCAAGCAAGCCAAGATCGTGGTGCCGGGAGAGTTTGACAAATACATTGCAAAACTCATATCGGTAGATGTGGTCGCGGAGGAAATTGAAAACCCTACCCAAGCGGAACTCACAGAAGGCTCCTAGCAGAGTTACTAGTTGCTCTTTCGTGGGCTCCGCGCTTTTACTCAGAAGAGTTTGACACCGCCGACCTACTCACTGTCACTACTGTATTAGAAGAAAGAAACAGAAAGTGATGACATGGCGAACAAACCAATTCAGATCATCGGGATCAAAGAGGATCTCAAGAGGCTGAACAAACTCGCCCCAGATCTACGCCGAGACATCACCAAAAGTTACAAAGCATTTATGGCGCCAGTCATTGCTGATGCTAAAAGCAATCTTCCAGCTGGTATTGGTCAGACACAGATGCGCGGCTTTAGTCGCAAATGGCGAAACATTATGCCGTGGGATAAAGCCGTGGCGAACCGCGGGATCACTGTCAAAATTGATACACGTAGGGCGCGCAAAAAGAATCTCCAAAACGGTGTCCAATATGAGACCGTAGGAGCGTTCATTATCCAGCAGAAGAATCCTGCCGGCATTGTGTTTGACATTGCTGGTCGTGGTGGTCGTTCTACTTCTAGCCAGACTCGCAAGGGAATCAAGTACGACTGGAACAACACGCTCATTGAGAATCTTGCAAAGACATTCCCGACCAATCCTTCGAGGACGATGTATCCAGCCACAGAAAAAAACAAAGACAACATCGAAGCTGCAATCAAAAACATCACCGAACAAGTCGAGCGTCAGCTGAGTGTCGCACTAAGTAGGAGCAACCTCTAATGGCTATTCGCATCCCGATCATCTCAGACTTCTCGGACGCTGGTGTCAAAGCAGCGGGCAAGTCTTTCGGTGGATTACAAGACAAGGTCAAAGGACTAGGCGGAAGTCTGCCAGCGATCGGTGTCGCTATGGCTGGAATCGGCGCTGCGTCAGCGTTCATCTACAAAGCAGTCAAGGCTGCAGCTGAAGATCAAAAAAGTCAGGCGCTACTTGAGCGTCAACTCAAACAAACACTGCACGCCAATGATGCGCTAGTTGCTTCGATGGAGCGCTTCGTGAGCAAGGCACAACTCGCGACTGGAGTGACAGACACTCAGCTTCGTGCTGGGCTTGCCACGTTAGTTCGCGCTACAGGTGACGCTACACAAGCACAAGACTTGCTCAATCTGTCAATGGACATTTCGGCTGCAACGGGCAAAGATCTTGACGCGGTAAACATTGCGCTCGCCAAAGCAGCAGGCGGAAACATGACCGCACTCCAAAAGCTTGGCGTGCCATTAGACAAAACAGCGGTCAAGACTAAAGACCTCACAGTTTTGACCAAAGCGCTCAAAGATCAATTCGGCGGAGCGGCTGCGACTGCAGCAAATACCTTCCAAGGGAAGCTCAAGATCCTTCAAGGACAGTTCGGTGAAATTGTTGAAACGATCGGCGCAGCGATGCTCCCTTACCTCGACAAGCTTGCGACTTTCTTAGTCCAAAAAGTAGCACCAGCAATCGAGCGCATCACATCAGTGATCGGTCAAAAAGGTCTGATCGCAGGCTTCCAACAGTTGATCTTTGAGAGTGGCAAAGCCGGTCCAGCAATCATCAACACGGTCAAAGGCGTAACTCTGGCAGTCGCCGCTTTCGTCAACATTCTCTACAAGGCAGTCAAGCTGCAGCAATCACAGGTTTACTTGCTCAAGGGAGATTTCGGCGCTGCATTCAAGGCAATCGGCGATGCTTTCACCGGTAGCGCTATTGATGTTGACGCACTCGCCAAAACCTTTGACGGTCTTGCTTTCGGCTTTGACCATGCAAGCTCATCAGCAAGCACACTGGTAGATGTCTTTGACAAGGTAGGCAACAAAGTTCTACCAGTCGTTATTTCAGCAGTAGGAGACACAGAAGAAGAAGTCGCCAAAGCTGCCAAGTCAGTTGACACAATGAAGAAGAAATTGGAAGAAACACGAAAAGAACTAGCAGGACAATTCAAGAACGCTCTGGAAGGTGTCGCCAAGCAACTTGAAGAAGCCAAAAAAGCTTACGACGATTTCAAGACCACAGTCTCAGAATCAGTGACTAGCGAGTTCTCAATATCTGGTGCAGCAGACGCAGCCAAAGAAGCCGGCACAACTATCCTTGCCCAGCTCAATCAGCAGGCTATGGGTGCCAAAGCTTTCGGCGCAAAGGTTGAGCAGTTGCTTGGAATGGGGCTATCCGAGAGCGCTCTCAGGAAGGTCTTAGAGGCTGGTCAAGAGGCTGGTAGCGCAATCGCTAATGAACTCATTTTAGGTGGCTCAGAAGCGATTACAGGACCCAATGGGATCAACCAGCTAGTCAGTGACCTGAACACGGTCGCCGATCTTCTAGGCACTCTTGCAGCTGACCGCTTCTATGAGGCTGGAGTAACCCAAGGCGAAGCACTTGTCCAAGGCGTACTCGACGCAATCGCTACAGCCGAAGAGCAGCTCAAGAACCCGAACCTCAACCTTGCCGATCTCAAAGGCATTGGAGCAAGATTTGCTGACGGCACATCAATGGGCATTACTCCTGAATCACTTGGCGCACCAGCACTCACAGCCGAAGAGCGTCTAGGCATCCAAGCCGGTCGCGGCGGCACCACATACAACATCACAATTAGCGGTGGCATGGCAACCAGCGCCGAGATCGGTCGCATTGTCATTGACAACATCAAAGCTGCTAACCGCGCTTACGGTCCCGCAGCAATAGAAGTCCTATGACCGCAGCAGTAATTGACTCGGGCACCTACAAGCTTGAAATAGATACAGGCTGGGACAGCAACTCTTTCACGCTTGACTCAGCAACCAAAGGCATCCTAAATAACACGACTTACACGCTCGCACCGGGCACGACCTATGCAGATGTGACAACAGGTGTCCTCAACTTGCGGATCTTCCGCGGACGCAAAGACATCGGTGACCAATTCACTGCCGGCACAATGACCTTCACATTGAATGACCAGATCGCCTATGGCGCGTTCAACCCGTTTAACACGGATGCAAGCACATATGATCCTGCAAACAATCAGCCGGGAATCGCACCTATGCGCAAGGTCCGTTTCTACCGATACAACTCACTAGGAGTTGCTGAGTCACTCTTTCAGGGTTACATAGTTTCTTACGATTACCAGTTCAGCCTTGACGGGAATGACACTGTTGCTGTGGGTTGCATTGATCTTCAATACACACTCAGCCAAACCATTCTTAATGAATGGAATGTGAGTGAACAACTTTCATCAGCTCGAGTAGTTGAACTTCTTGCTCTACCAGAAGTGGACGCTTTTCAAGGCGTAGGTGAGCAATCAATAGAAACTGGTGAAGCCACACTCGGCGGGTCGGCTGCATTCACTGTCAGTCAGGGAACCAACGTGAATGGCTACCTAACCAACATTCTTGATGCTGAACAAGGCAGAGCTTTCGTGGACCGTTCAGGCGTGTTTACATTCCAAAAGCGCATCGGGGCAACCCTCGCTGGAGCGACTGTGGAGTTCGGGGACAATGATCCAGCACACACTCCTTACGATCAAGTGACGATCAATTTCGGTGCGGACAAAGTAATCAACCGAGCAAGCGTCACCCATCTCGGATCCACATCAACACAAATTGCAGAAGACTTGGCAAGCCAAAGCGAATATCTAATCCAAGCGGTCTCCTACAACAACAGTCTCGTCCACGACAACGCATCAGCGCTAACGCTTGCGGAATATCTCATCAAACCCGATCCCACACCAGTTCTCACCAGCGTCTCATCCCAGTTCCAAATGCTTTCTACAGCTGAACGTGACACAGTCGCAATCGTCGAAATAGGTGACACAATCAGCGTCGAGAAAACCATTCAGACCAGCTCAACAACCACCAGCGTGATCGCTCAAGAGTCCTTCGTTGAAGGCGTAGAACACACGATCACCTATGCGTCACCACACCGAGTCACCTTCTACACCACCCCAACAACCGTCTATCAGCTCTTCATCCTTGACAGTTCCACACTTGACACCATCTACGCACTAAGTTAGGAAACACTATGGCAACCCCAACCACACTCCCAGCAACCTTCGTTGCCGGCAATGTTCTGACCGCTGCACAGATGAACGCGCTTCGAGGCGCTTTTCGTGTGCTTCAAGTCGTCAGCACCACAAAGACTGACACTTTCAGCGCATCAGTTGCAGCAGGATCCTTTGCAGCGGTAACTGGACTAACAGCAACAATTACCCCACAAAGCACCACCAGCAAAATCCTTGTCATAGCGTCAGTATCGGCTGGATCTGCGTCTGCAGCCGACGGAATCAGTGCAAAAATTACTGGCGGAAATAGCGCATCATATTTGGGAACACTCAACGGATCACGCACACAAAGCGCATCAATCGCTTATGCAACCACAATCGCAAACACGCTGAACCTTAGTTATTTGGACAGCCCAGCAAGCATTGCAGCATTGACCTACGGCGTGTCAATAACATTCACTGAAACGGGAACAACCCCTGTCACGGTCTATTGCAACCGCGGACGAAACGACACCAACGCTTCCTACACCATGTCAACCGCATCAACCATCACCGTCATGGAGATCTCAGCATGATCGATTACTCAGCAATCCTTACCCTCAAATACCCCGGCACGATCTGGTCAATAGATGCCAACGACTACTCAACGCTGACATGGGAAAACGACACACCAAAACCAACGCAAGCCGAACTAGATGCTCAATGGGCACAAGTCCAATACGAAGAACAATGCTTGCTCGTAGAAAATATTCGGCACAAGAACTACATCAAAACAAGTGACCCGATCTTCTTTGAGTGGCAACGCGGAACCAAAACTGAAGCCGACTGGGATGCTGCAGTGCAAGCAATCAAAGACGCAAACCCATATCCCCCAGCTCCATAATGCGATGGCGTTATCTCTTTGGGTACGCGCTTCTAATTGCCGTAGTTCTGTGGGGCTGTAGTGCTTGCACTTTTAGCAAAACTAACATCGAGTATCAATGCTTTACTAAGGCAGCGTGTGACTAAAACACCAGAGCAAATGCACGCAGGGCTGATTGTTTTTGTTGGTCGGCTCATGGCTTTGTGCTTTTCGTTTACCGTTATGGCATTTATTTACGGCATTCTGTTTGTAAACCAGCCTGAAAAACAGGCACCAACTGACGCACAGATCATTGACCTACTCAGCACCTTGCTCGTATTTCTCACCGGCACATTGAGCGGACTTGTCGCCGGCAACGGACTAAAGTCAAAGTCAAAAGAAGGAGCTCAGAATGTTGAAGCCTAAAGACAAAGCCCTACTCGCCTCTTACGGTCGCTCAGTCATTGCCGCAGTCATTGCCGTGTACTCAACAGGCAACACAGACCCAGCCGACCTAGGCAAAGCAGCGCTCGCCGCACTCGTGCCAGTGCTGATGCGTTATGTGAACCCTAAAGATCTGGCATTCGGTCGTG